CACGGCATTGCGGAGAGCGATGGGATTATATATTTAGATACCAGGTTGAAAGGCAAAAAGCATCTTGAGATTTGCCTCCATGAAATATTGCACATCTTAAATCCAAAAGATAGCGAGGCAGTTATAATAAAAAAGTCAATTACCTTAACGAGACTTTTATGGGATGAGGGTTATCGCCGTATTGATGATACGAACGATACACCATTACAAGACGGAACAAATTAATTTACTTAAATATGGAGTTGCGAGATTATCAAATCGAGATAGCCAATAGGGGCCTTGAGGTTATTAATGAATTTGGTTTGGTATATCTTGCAATGCAAGTAAGGACCGGCAAAACATTGACAAGTTTACTATTAGCAAACAAATTAAGTGTTGAGCATGTCTTATTTGTAACAAAGAAAAAAGCTATCTCAAGCATTGAGGATGATTTTAAAATGTCCGGTTATGTATATAAATTAGATATTATTAATTTTGAAAGCGTACATAAATGCCAAAATATTTATGATCTTATTATTATTGATGAAGCTCATTCATTGGGCCAATACCCAATACCTTCCGAAAGGACAAAAGCATTAAAGGAATTATGCAAAGGTAAGCCGGTGATTTATTTAAGTGGCACGCCAACACCGGAAAGCTTTGCTCAAATATTCCATCAATTTTGGGTATCGGATAAGTCACCATTTGCAGATCATAAAAACTTTTATTCCTGGCATAAGCATTATGGCATCCCAAAGAAAAAATTTGTTTTCAATCGGGAGCTTGCAGATTACTCACATGTAAAAACGGAGTTGATTGAATGCGAGATAAATCATTTGTTTTTGACATATACGCAACAGGAGGCCGGATTTGAATCTTTGGTGCAAGAGGCCATCTTGTATGTGCCAATGAGTGATAAGGTCAAATGGGCCATTGATAAAATTACCAAGGACAAATTATTTAGGACAAAGGATGGCGAAATAGTTGTTGCCGATACTGCGGTAAAAGAGATGCAAAAGGTCCATCAAATATGCAGCGGAACGGTTAAAAAGGATGATGGCAATGCAATTATTTTTGATGATACAAAAGCCAATTTTATTAAGGAAAGGTTTAAGAATCAAAAGATAGCCATCTTTTATAAGTACATAGCGGAGGGGTTGCTTTTAAAGGCAACTTTTAAAAACTCATATGATGATCCGCAAGAGTTTAACAAGGCCGGCGGTGATGCGGTATTTATAAGCCAGGTGCAAAGCGGAAGGGAGGGGATAAATTTAAGCACGGCCGATGCGCTTGTAATGTATAATATCGATTTTTCAGCGGTAAGCTATTGGCAATCAAGGGCAAGGATGCAGACAAAGGACCGGACAATAGCCTCAAAAGTATTTTGGATATTCACCGTTGGAGGCATTGAGGAGCGTATTTTTAATATGGTCCAAGCTAAAAAAGACTTTACTTTAAGGCACTTTAAAAAAATATATTAAAAATATTTTTTTATTAAATTAAAATAACATAGCTTTGATTTCTAAACAAAATCAAAATGAATAAGCAACAAAACCACAACTTTCAAGCGGTAGTTATTTTAATCACCGCATTTTTAATCACGGCATTTTTACAAAATTATTAACCATGATTAAAACAATTTTATCACTATTAAAGTTTTTCTTATTAGCGGTGCCATTAGCGTGCTTGCTATATGTAACATTATTTTTTATCTATAAAATCAAAGGAGATGCCAAATCATAACGAATGGATTGAGTTAACAATTATTGAGAAGATAGATATGGTTGGCAAGCTTACTCACTTGCTACAAAACGACCTATCAAGTTATAAATTTTTTAAATCACAAATAATCATATCGGAATTAACCGGTAAATTTAATGAGGTTAAAATAAACGACAATGAATTACATGATAATGCCAGGGATTAAGAAAGCAAAGATTGGCTTTAAGACAATGCCAAAAAAGAAAGTATTAAAGTATATTGATACAGTTATTGCAAACACTTGCGAGCAATACAATATTACAGTAGATCAAATAAAATCAAAAACTAGAAAAGGTCCTATTGTAATACCTAGATTATTAACAATGCATATCTTAAAATCAAATACACTTTTAACATTAAAAGAGATTGGTATTGTCTTTAATCGTGATCATACAACAGTAATCAATGCAATTAAATCAACAAGCAACATGCTTGAGACTGATTGTAATATTAAGGAAGAGTATCAAAAATTGGTTATGAAACTATAACATATTTCGTTCCCCCATCTACTAACACGGCTCTCAAGACTTGATGTCTTTGGGGGCCGTTCTTTTTAAAACTAACATGTACCCAGGATGGGTTAACAGTATTGCCGAACTCCCAAATCAATTGGTCAAAATCAAGCTTTGATTTAATAAATTCGTACACCATTGCATTTGTCACACCATTGGATGAGCCATCCATATCAATATCAATTGCCTCACCTTTGAGATGTTGGCTTGATTTGGCCCCTTTTAATGCTTGGTTAAGTTCTGCGGACCTGTATCCGGATGAGATAAAAATCGGACAACGGAAATGGTTGCGGATTGGCTCAAAGATGTTTTCAGCCAATGCCTTTAAGTTGATGATATGCTCGGCGGTTGGCATATTCGTAACCCCTAGGCGCTTGGCCGAGTCACTACGAATTAATTCGGACAAAGATAAATGCTCGGATATTATCATAATTTATACTTTAAAAATCCAATAACGATTAAAGCGATTAAAAGTACCCAAAATCGGCGGCTCCATGATTTGCTAGTCTCTTTATTGACTTGCGCCAAAGTCTTGTAATATCGCACGGAATCAAGCGCAATCCCCAATGATCGGGTATCAACAACATAACCGGTTACAATTTGGTTAACCTTAACTGTCTTAACGATGGTTTTTGGTGCCTCTTTAATGGTTATGTATTCAACCCCGTTAATATTGATCGTATCTCTTTTGTAGTTAACAATGGTATCAATAAGTAATGTAGTGTCATATTTGGTTATTAAGGTTGTATCGTTGGCGCATGGATGAGTAACCTCCAAAGCACGAAAAATCCGCTCGCTTGCATCTTTATCATTAAGGATAAGGCGCTCGGCTTTACGGATTGGGTTGCAACTGAATGTTAGTGCAATTAATAAAACTGCTAAAATGCTATTTTTTACCATATCGCGGATCATTAGGGTTGAGGAAATTTATAATAATAGGCATTATTGAGATAGCACCGGCTGATAAGCACTCTTTTAAAGTAATTGCAAAGATATCACCCTTTGCCATTGCCATCGTAAGGATGGCGGTAATAACAACCTTTATCCATGATCCAAGCATTGTGTTAAAAAACTTCATCATAACTTACGGATTTGCTTAACATAGTAAATAATAGCTAATAAGCCGGAAATGATTGCAACCAAGCCCGCAAGCATTGTAATCAATGGTTGCACTTGTGTTATGGTAAGTGATGCGGCCGTAATTGAAACGGCGGTATTCGCAAGGGCGTTGGTGCTATCTTGTGTCATGTCTTAAAGTTCCTCTTCATCTTGTTTAATAAATTCGATTCCATTGGTCCAATCTTCAAGGAAAATGAAGTTTTCAAGCCCTTGAGGATTAACGATGTTAATCTTCTCAAAAGCGAACTCCTCATCATTTAAAGCTTTAATGTCGCTCGTAAGCTTTTTAATGCCTTCCTTTGTAAATTGATAATCACCCTTTTCCGTTACATTTAAAATACCTTTGTCATTAGCGCTTGCGTTATCAAGTCGTAATTCATCCTTTTTGGATTGATACGCTTCATAACTAGGCTTAACCTTTTCAAAGATTTTAAATAGTTTCTTTTGTACTTTTGTCTCCTGGTTACCTAATACCGCCTCCATTTGTGCGACTAGGTTTAATAAGTTTGAATACTTCATAAAATTATAATTTGTACAAATATATTAATATTTTAACAAAAATTAATTGCTAATATTACCCCGGATGTATTCACTTGATACGATCCCCCACCATAAGAATAGTTAAATATCCATCTACTTGTACCAAATGTTTTAGCCGTTGTTAATGCTCTATTTGAATATAATTGAGCGCCAACGGCAAAAGTTGATGAATACAAAACTTGATATTCCAATCCCATTGCCATACAACTTGAGACATTTGTACTACTTATATCAAATTCGGCTTGTTTTATAAAGTCTAATTTAGTTAAACATTTTGAATTTGACACTCCGGTAAATGTATCATAAAGATTCATTGTGCCACTATGAATATAAAAGTAAACTCCGTAAGTACTTAAATCGCCAACGGTCATTACCTCTCTTGTATTTGATGGCGCGGTTGGATAATAGCTACCATAATAAGCACCCGTTGACACTCCATCTAAAAATGCCTTAAAAGTGGTCAATTGATTATTTGCGTTACCCGCCCAAGTATCTGCCATATTATTTAAATTCTAGTTCTTTAATTCTTTGCTCTAATGCGTACACTTTTGCCACTAACACCTCACGATAAGATAGGCTTAACATATCATAACTACCTTTTGAAACCGCACTATCTAATATCCCAACAAAATCTTGAGCATAATAACCCAATTCAACCTTTCCGTTTTTAGTGTAAAGTTTTGGAGTTATTGATGCAATGCCTTTTGTTTGGTAATTATCTT